GATTTTTGGAATAATAGTAATTATAGGATTAGTAGCAATTCTTTTTTTTAATTTATTCATAAATTGGTTAAAAGTAGGAGGATTATGTGTAGATCCAAAAACTAATGAAATTGTTAGAAACGAATACGATGAAGGAATTAAAAATAATTCAGATGAATGCCCATATTATATTCCAGATGGAATATGTCAAGATCCTAAAACAAACCGTGTTTTCATAGATAGTTTCGGAGAACAATTAACATCTGATCACCCAGACTGTCCTAGCGTTTTATTTCCACCAATACCAGAACTAGAACCAGAACTAGAACCAGAACTAGAACCAGAACTAGAACCAGAACTAGAACCAGAACCAGAATTGGAACCAGAATTGGAACCAGAATTGGAACCAGAACTGGAACCAGAACCAGAACAAACCCAAAATATAGTATATCCCGTTGAAACACCGGAAGAAACATCATATGTTGATTTAAAAACGAATTTACAAACACAAGTTGGTGGTAAAAATTATCAAAAAAAACGATGGGATATTTATAAAAAATATCATAAATATTGGTAATTATTATATATCAATTATTATTACATTATATAAATTTTTATATATTGAACAATGTAATAATAAAAATTTAAATTACATACAAAAAATTTAATTATAGAGTGAATTTTTTGATTTATCAAAAAAATTAAGACCTCCAAAAAGATTTGATAATACTAATCCAAGAGTGACAAAAAAGTTTTTACCCATTGCCAGAATACCAGCTTGTTTATTTATATTCATTTTTCCAGATAAAAGTTTATAAAAAAATACGAAACTTATAGCTAATATATAAACTGCTGCTACAAAAAAAATAAAAAGTGGCGGAAAGTTAGCTACTTCTATTCTAAAATCGTCTTTTCCAGAATCAGTACAAGATCCACTTTTATTCCAATTATGCCATTTTGGGAAAAAATATAAAGAAAAAAAGAAAATAGAGAATCCACAAGTAATGACTAATGGCATATGTTCTCTCCAGGAGCTAATATTATTTGTTAAAATCATAATAAACGGATAGAATATTAATAAAATTGATGCTATCAAAGGCATAATGGTTAATAAAGTAGTAATACTTTTATGTTTTCCAACAAATTTACCCCCATCTTTATTTTTACATAATCCCAGCCAAAATAAATATCCGAAAAGTCCCATTCCAAAAGTAAATAGTAACATAAAAATATTCATTGGATTAAATCCAAAAGTATGAATAATATTAGTTATACTATCCTTATAGAAATAAGCGAAAAGTCCTCCCAATATAATTACTGTTCCTAATATTGCTCCAGAAACAATATTTCCCAGAGTTCCTTGACCAAAAAAAAACCCATTTCTATCTGTCGATGCTCCCACTGTTGCCATAAATTTTATTATACTATCCTTATAGAAATAAGCGAAAAGTCCTCCCAATATAATTACTATTCCTAGTATTGCTCCAAAAACAATATTTCCCAGAGTTCCTTGACCAAAAAAATAAGCGAAAAGTCCTCCCAAAAGTCCTCCCAATATAATTATTGCTCCTAGTATTACTACAGAAACAATCTTTCCCAGAGTTCCTTGACCAAAAAAAAACCAATTTCCATCTGTCGATACTTCCGCTGTTGCCATAATCTTTATATATAATAATATAATATTTTATAATAATAAAAAAAAAGAATTAATTTATTTATAAATTAATTCTTTTCTTTTATTATTAATCACTATTTTTTTTCAGTTTTCATCTATATATGTAATCGGAATATCATCTGTAACTAAAAAACGACCTTTTTCTTTTATCATAAGAACTCGCCCTTTTTTAATTGATTTTGCCATTGTTTTAACTTTTTTTTTCATATTATTTAAAAATTGTTTTTGTATTTCTAAATTTTTTTCTTGTAATTCAATATTCTGTTGAAATAATAAAATTAATTCTTCACCCATATTATTTAATAAAATAAAATTATATTTATTTTATTATATCATATTATAAAATAAAATTCTCAATTTTATAAAAAATTAAAATTTATTATTTAAAATTTATTATAAAAATGTCATTTAGTAATAAAACTATTTTAAAAAGTATAAAAAATCCCTGTTTACTTCCATATGAAATAACGATTGAAACGAAAGAAATAACTTTTTTAGGAGATGAAGAAAAACCGGATTTTGGAAATATAGAAATAATAATGTATCCAACTAATAAAGTGATTGAATTAAAATCACTAAAATATTATTTTTATAATTTTAGAAATAAAAGAATATCATATGAAAGAATTATTAATACAATTTATAAAGATTTACAAGAAATTTATACACCAAATAAATTAAAAATAACAATGAAATTTGGTTTAAGAGGTGGTATTAGTAGTAAATTAATGATTGATTCTCTAATTCGAGATTCAAATGTTAATTAACATTTTATCTTGACAAATAGAGTTGTAATGATAATACCAAGAAAGTGTCCGGGTAAATATGTAAGCCCTTCTGGAAGTTGTGAAAAGAATGGATGAATAATATCACCAAGCATTCCAGTTATCATAAATGGTACTTTAAAAAATGGAAAAAAATTTATAACAAAAGATAAGGCTATTGCTAATAATGGACTCCAAAAAGATGCTGAAAATACTTGTTTCCATTTTCTGCCTTTTCCTTTACATTTATCTAAATAATACCAAGCTTTAAATATAAATGTAATAATATACAATATAATAAAAGTCAATATAGAAACAAACAACATATCTAATGGAAAAGGCATTTTAAATCCATGTCTTAATAATAAATATCTTAAGAATGCAGATATTATCATTGGTGTTAAAACAACACATAAAGTTAAAAGAATTCCTCTAAGTAAACTTAAAAATACCATAGTTTATATATAATTAATTAACATATTAATTAATATGTTAATTAACATATTAATTAATATATTAATTAACATATTAATTGATATAATTTGTACTTATATAATTACTTAACATATTTCTTCTTGTTGACATTGAAGTAATCCAACTAAAGTTAATTTATTTTCTTTAATGCGAGATATTAGTTTATCAAAAAAAGACATTGTTTTTTGAACAATATTTTCAACAGTAAATCCAAAATTTTTCATATTTTCTCCACCTGGTGCTGAAGCACCAAATGTTGTCATGCCAATAGTATAATGAGCGAATTTAGTCCAACCAAACGTAGATGATGTTTCTACTGCAATAATCGGAATATCAATAGGTAATATTTCTTTTCTATATTCAATCGATTGTTTTTCAAAAATATCAAGAGATGGACAAGAAACGATACGAACATTCATTTTTTTTTTTTCTAATTTTTGTGCTGCCTCTATAATTAAATGAACTTCCGAACCAGTTGCAATAAGAATTACATCGGGTGTTTGTTGTCTTGTTTGTTGTAAAACATATGCTCCTTTTAAAGCTTTATATCTATCCGAATGTATTAATGATGGAATAGATTGCCTGGTTAAAGACAATACAATTGGCGTATTTTGATTTTCAAGAGCAAATTCATATGAAGCGATAACTTCACGAGCATCAGCAGGACGGAATAAAACAAGGTTTGGTGTTGCTCGTAATAGTGGTAATACTTCAACTGGTTGATGTGTTGGTCCATCTTCACCAAGAGCGATTGAATCATGAGTCATTATATAAATTTGACGAGTATGTGAAAGTGCCCCAACACGAACAGCTCCCCATGCATATGTAATAAAATTTAAGAATGTTGCGGAAAATGGAATTAAACCACCATAATATGAAATACCATTACATATTGCTATCATAGCATGTTCGCGAACACCGAAACGAATATATCTTCCGTTATAAGAATTGGGATGAAAATCAACAGTATTAAAACTTGTTTTACATGATGGTGTCAAATCAGCACACCCACCAATAAGTTCAGGTACTTGTTCAGCAATTGCTTTCAAAATTTTACCAGAAATTGTTCTTGTAGCAGCATTTGAATAATCATCATTAAATTGTTCTAAACATTTTTTCCAATTATTTGGTAATTTATTTTCAATAAAAATACGATTATATTCAGCTGCTTCATTTGGCCACTGTTTAAAATATTCTGTAAACATTTTATTCCATTGTTCATAAGATTTATCACCTTTTTCAATAATATTAGCATAAAATTCTTTAACATCATTTGGAATTTCAAAATCTTTTGAACTATCCATATTTAAAGCCTTCTTAGTAACAGATACCCCATCAATTCCAAGTGGAGCACCATGTGCTTTGGCTGTATTTTCAAATGGAGATTTATATCCAATAAATGTTTTTAAAGAAATAATAGTAGGACGGTCACTTGTCTGTGCCTCTCGAATTGCATTTTCAATAGCATTAATATCTTCATTGCCATTTTCAACAGTGATTGTATTCCACCCACATGATTTAAATCTCATAGGAATATCTTCTGAAAATGATAACGAAGTATTACCATCAATTGTAATATTATTATCATCGTAAATAATAATTAAATTTTTTAGTTTTAAATGTCCAGCAAGTGAACACGCTTCTGAAGAAATTCCTTCTTGTAAACAACCATCTCCGCAAAATACATAAATTTTAGAATCAGCAATTGGGAAATTTGGTTTATTAAAACAAGCTGCAACATGTTCTTGAGATATTGCCATACCAACAGCATTAGCAATACCTTGTCCTAATGGACCAGTAGTTGCTTCAACACCATCTGTTATATTTATTTCTGGATGTCCTGGTGTATTACTCCCAGATTGTCTAAAATTTTTTAAATCATCTAAAGATACATTATATCCAACTATATGTAACATAGAATAAAGTAAAGCAGAACCATGTCCATTTGATAAAACGAAGCGATCACGTGCTGGCCATTTACTATGTTTTGAAGAAAATTTTAAAATACGAGAATATAAGACATGCATCGCTGGTGCCATTCCAAGCGGCATTCCCGGATGACCAGAATTAGCTTTTTGTACCATATCTATAGATAAAGAACGGAGAGTATTAATACAACGTAATTCTTCCATGAATGTAATAATTAAATTTACAGATTTATGTTTAATTATAAATTTATAATTAAAATAATAAATCAAATATTATTATAAAAAATAAGTCAATAAATATCATTTAAATTTTAATTATTTTAATAATTTTGGTATTTCCCACGTAAAATCGGGAATATTTCTTCCAAAATGACCATAAGATGCTGTTTTTTTATATTTAGGTTTTTTTAAATCTAATTGTTGAATAATCAATCCTGGTCGTAAATCAAAATTTTTATCAATAATTTTTAATAAATTCTTTTCAGATATAGTTGAAGTACCATAAGTATTTATATTTATAGATAATGGTTTTGCAATACCAATAGAATAAGAAATCTGTATCAATACTCTTTTCGCCAAACCACTAAAAATGATGGATTTAGCTATCCAACGTGCTATATAAGCACCTGAACGATCAATTTTAGTAGGATCTTTACCAGAAAAAGCTCCACCACCATGTGCCCCCCAACCACCATATGTATCAATTATAATTTTTCTACCAGTAAGTCCACCATCCCCTTCAGGTCCCCCAATAACAAATCTACCAGAAGGATTTATATGATATATAGTTTTTTCATCTAAATATTTACTAGGTATAACATATTTAATAACATATTTGATTATATCATCTTTTATTTTTTGATTACTAACATTTTCATCATGTTGTGTAGATATTAATATAGTATGAACCCTTTTTGGTATCATTACACCATTTAAATTATTATTATTATATTCTATTGTAACTTGCGTTTTACCATCTGGTCTCATCCAAGGACAAATATTATTTTTTCTTACATAAGTTAGTCTTTCACCTAATTTAGTTGCTAGTTCGTGACTTAATGGCATAAAATTTTTTGTTTCATTAGTTGCATAACCAAATACTATGCCTTGATCACCAGCACCAATATTTTCAATATCTCTATCAATATGAACACCTTGTGCAATATCAGGACTTTGTTTATGTATTTTAATAATTACTTCACAAGTTTTATAATCAATTCCTTTATCCTTACTATCGAATCCAATATCTTTAAGAGTATTTCTAACAATTTGTTCATAATTAATAATCGATTTTGTTGTAATTTCCCCAAAAACTAGAACAAAATTTGTACCAGTGCATGTTTCACATGCAACTTTTGAATTTATATCTTGAGAAATACATGCGTCTAATATAGCATCTGATATTTGATCACATATTTTATCAGGATGTCCTTCATTTACTGATTCAGATGTAAAAAGAATAGTCATTTTATATAATACAATACATAATTCTTCTTTATCTGTATATTCATAGATAATTACTCTTAATAAATAATAAAATATCACAATAAATATATAACGGATATGTTAAATTCTGATTTTTTAGAAAATTCTAAAAAATGTATAAAAAAAACATTAGAAATAAAGAAAATTTTAAAAAATAACAAATTACCAAAGGTCAATAAAAAATCTGCTCAATTTTATAAAAATTTAATAAAAAATATAAAACAAATATATCCAAAAATTTTATCAAATAACAGAAAATTTAATAAATGTATTGATAGTTCTCAACCAAATTTATATTCTGTATTTTTAAATTCAAATGCAATACAAGAAATTAATAATAATACATGTTTAATAGAAATTGATAATAATATAAAAATTTATTCTAATAAAAATAACCAATTAAATGACACAATTATTAAAACAATATATGTTCGAACTTTATTATTAGAAAAATTTTTTGGAAAGAAAGTTTCTGATTTGACTATTTCATTTACAAATGAATTAAGACAATTACCTGATTATAAAATTCAATTAAAACCTAAAAATATTAATGGGGGATGGACATATTTTATGGGAGATGAAACAGGTGTTGTTATATACAGATTAGAAGAATTTGCTAAAGTATTACTTCATGAATTATTACATTTATTTAAATTTGAAATATCATCGGATTCTTCAGAAATATATTCTACAAAAATAAAAGAAATAATAGAATATGATGCTGATATTAAATTAATTAATGAAACATTTATAGAACTTGGTGCAAATATATTAAATTCAATACTCATACCAATTGAATCAAATAAATTTAATTTTTTAAAAATATTAGAAAATGAAAGATATTGGTCATTATATCAAGCAGCAAAATTAATAGTTCATTATGGATTTAGTAATTTTTATGAATTTTTGAAATATAAAAAATGTATGAGTACATCATCTGACAAAAAAATTTGTCAAATGAAATGTGAAAAAATTGAAAATGGTAAATGTATTCTAAATGATAAACATCCAATTATTACAGAAACTACAAATTTTGTTTCATATATAATTAATAGAGCTATTGCATTTTATTTAATAAATGATTATACACAAATTCTTATAGATGTTACAAAAAGTAAATCAAATAATATTTCATTATTATTTGATATAAATAATAATGAAAATAGTATCAAATTTGTAGATTTAATTTTAAATGGTTATACAAATTTAGGATTCATAAAAACAATCGATTTTTTAATACGATATATAAAAAAAAATGAATTTAATAAAATGTATAATTCATCAAAAAATTTTAGTGTTTACAATACAATAAGAATGTCTGCTTATGAACTTGATTATACTTTTAGTTAAATTTTTGGTAAAGATACAAGATTATATCTTTCATCATCAAGAGTTCTTAACATTACACCTAGTGGTGTAATATCAGCTCCCTCTAATACTGATTTTAGTATAGAAGTACTAAAACCAGATATTAATGCTGTATTTGTATCATTAATAGTAACTGGAAAATCACTTGAATTTGCTCTAACATTCCAAAATATTATTTGTGGAATCTGATAACCAAATTTATTATACTTTCTTTTAATTAATTCATAATTTGTAGAAAATTGATGACTTGTTTCATTAAATTGCATATCAGATATTACAAATAATTTATCTGGCATGTCTTCTGGTTTTAATCCAATTGTTTTATCAGAATATACATATTCGTTCGCTTGTTTTAATATACTATCAAAAGCAAATTGAAAATTAGTAGAACCACCCCAAGGAAATTTTCTATTATCTATTAAAAATCGTAAAGATGATAGTAAATTATCATTCGGGATTTTTATAAAATGTGATTTTGATTCAAATGTAATTATAAAATTTTTAAATGCATCATTTGTACATTCGGATATAATTAAACCTAATGCTAGAGAAACCTTAATAGCATTATCACCAAACATAGAACCTGAAGTATCAACCATTACAATCGATTTACCTAGTGAGCCCATTTTTTTTACATTATCAACAATACTTTTCCATTGTTCTTCTAGTATTGGGTTTAATTTTGTTACTATTTTACAATTATATTCATAATAACTATTTGGTAAATTTTTTAAATATTCTCCGACAATTTGGTGAGGATCAAGTGTAGATGTATTAATTTTTGCTTTATTATTTTTTAAATCTTCAACATATTTATCCCATTGAGGACATTTTTCTTCAAAAACATTTTTAAAATGTTTCATTGCTTGTGATGGAACTCTTTCTAAATTAATTTCACTCCATTGATTACTACACATTTTTGCTTCTACAATTTCAATATAACTTCGTAATGGTGTAATATATATTTGTCGTAATGATTTATATGATAAATCTAATTTTTTCGCAACTTTTCTAAAAATACCATTTACAGAACGATCTAATGAAGAATTCTCACTTGGAAACCATTTAGCTAATAATGTAACACTTTTTTGTTGTTTCATGTTAATAATATCAATTTCTAATTGACTAGAAATAAAATCTAATAAATTTTTTTCAAATCGTGTTCCCATAAAACAAATAATAATATCATCCCAACGACCGTAATTTGGAATATGTTTCATATTATGAAGAGCAACTTTAGGGTGATGAACGATTAACCATTTCATTTGGTTTCTAAAAATTTTCTTCTCCCCAGAACCACCTCGTATATCACGAACATGAAATAAATTTTTTAATGCTAATAATTTATTTTCGTTATATGCATTTCTAAAAAAAGTAATAGAATCAGTTTCATCAATATCCCGAATCATTTTTGAAAAATAATCAAGATTATGATTCAATGACGTTTCATTACTAATTGCTCTATTTTCGGTTTGAATTTTTTTACTAAAAAATTCATTATTATAATTTATTAAAGTTTTCATAGAGTTCATTAAAAAACTCATTCTTTTATAATAAATATTTTTATATATTTTATATATTTTATTATATATTTATTAATACTTATATATAAAAATATTAGTTTTATTTAATCAATGTCAACAAATATTAAAATTAATATTTTTTAATTATATAAAAATTTTTTTCATAAAAGAGAAGAAATATCTAATATTCAATATTATGAATCTGAACGGATTCACTCAGTAATTTCTTCTAGCCATTCTAGCTTATTTTTTTAAATAAAAAAATAGGATATTGCTTATTAATTTTCTTATTATTTTTTGTATATTTATATACAAATCCAGTTTCTACATGTTTTGTCTCTACTATTTCATATTTTTTCTTAAAAAGTTTAGTTTCTGTAAATAAATATTTTGAATTATAGATACAAAGATATCCATTCTTATTTAATAATTTATCTATATATTGTAAAGTTTCTGTAAAAGTTTTAAATGTATATTTATCCAATTGAGGCTGAGGCCATTTACATAAAACCGACATCACAAATATTATATCAAAATCTGTACTTAAATCATCTATTTTGCTATAATATTCTATATTTTTTATTTTATTTTTACTTTTATTTTCAGCAATAATTTTTTCATTTATATCTAAACCAATTATTTTGGAATTCGGATAATATATTTCACTTAATGTGTTGCATTCTAAACCAGTAGAACAACCAAATGAAAGTATTTTATTTGGTTTCGGTATTTTTTCTTTTATTTCATTAAATATTTCTGGATAACGGTTATATGAAGTACTATGATTGTTTTGATTTATTTCCATTCCTATATAATATAGAGATTTTTTTTGGCATGAGGCTAGAACTGTTACTTGTATCTTTGGATAATGACAACAAATATTAAAATTGATATTTTTTTATGCTATTACAAATATAATATTATCTAATACGTAAATAATAATCGTATACGTTTCGCTACAAAATGTACGTTGTTATTACAAATTATGATTTTATCGATAATTTAGCACCAAAATTTAACTATCCAAAAGAAATTGAAACAAAAATCAAAAAAGAATCTGTAAAACATCTTGGTTCTTTTACAACTTATATAAACTCAAAAACAAATGATGTTAAAATTTTTAAAAATGATATAACATCTGATATAGAACAACAAATAGTTACAAATAATTTAGAAGAAATTGAGCTTTCAAATATTTCATCAAAAAATATTTCATTTATTGATGAAATCGATGATGATTGGCAATTAGTTTAATTTATTAATTGATGGACTCATTTTTATCATCATTCTAATAAAATCTGTCTTCGTAAATTTTTTATACAAAATCTATATCAACAAATTTATCATTTTCCATATTCATACGAATTAATTTGGAACCGCCGGCATTTAACATTGTAAAACCTTTCCATTTTTTTTCATATGTTGTATGGAGATGTCCATTTATTATAGCAAGAATATTATAATCTTTTATCACTTGATAAAATTGTTCTTTTTCTTTATTTGTCCACCAATCTGAAAACGGTTCTTCAACTGTATTATAATGATAAAATATAATAATTGGATAATTTTTATCTTTTGGTAAATGTTTTCTTAAAAATTTTAAATGTTTTGGATAAATTCCTAATGAAATAAATAAAATATTATTATGACTATACGTATAACATCCAGAATAGTTCATCCAAAACATAGGATAACAAGTAGCATTATGTTTTTTTTTTATATATTGAAAAACTGGTTTATAAATATATGGATGACCTGTATATGTATCATGATTTCCAATTGTTAATAAAACATATATACCAGATTTTTCAATCGGTTCAACCCAATTCTTTATCATTGGAGTTAATTCATCATTTTTATGTTTTCTGCAACATAAAAATGATTTACCATCAGTTCCATGTTCGGTTAAATCACCAGCTGATATAACAATTTGAACATTATGTTCATCTTTCATATTTATTATTTGTTCAACTTGATATTTCTTATCTTTTCTAATATCAATGTCACTAACCGATTTGTGTAAACCAAAATGTAAATCGGAAGATAATATAATTGACCATTTTAGATTCATATTAGTTATAATATATTTATTAGATAAAAGATTTAATGCAAGATTTTATAATAGTTATAAAATAAATCATAAAGATTTAAGAATTAATCATTTATTATAATTATAAAATGTTTTTTTCGCTACTTTCGTTTATTTTACTTACACCATTTACTCAGGGGTTTTTAATTAAAGACCAAATTATGGATACCAATCCTTGTTCTTGTCAAAAAGATGTTTTTGATATTTTTACAGAAAAATATGATAAAATTTATGCAAATGAAGAAGAAGAATCATACAGACGAAATGTATTTTATAATAATTACAAACGTATTATAAAACATAATGAAAAAGAAGAAAATAGTTTTCAATTAGAAATGAACCAATTTGGTGACCTATTATCTCATGAATTTCATAGTAAAAATATGTTTTACTATTTAAAACAATCATCGCACAAAAGTAGAAAAAATCTTCTTAATAAATCTGATGTTGTAGATGAAATTGATTGGAGAAGTCAAAATGCTGTTACACCTGTTAAAAATCAAGGACAATGCGGTTCGTGTTGGGCTTTTTCCACAACGGGCTCATTAGAAGGATTAAACGCTATTAAAACTGGTAAATTAGTAAGTTTTTCCGAAAAACAATTAATGGATTGTTCTAGATCAGAAGGAGATATGAGTTGTAATGGTGGTTTAATGGATTATGCTTTTCAATATGTTATTGATGCTAATGGAATTTGCACTGAAGAATCGTATCCTTATGTGCCCGTGATGGTGCTTGTCAAACCTGCGATGAAGTAATGACTATTACTGGATTTTCTGATGTTGATGAAAATAACGAAGAAGCTCTTCGTCAAGCCGTCGCTAAACAACCAGTTAGTGTTGCGATTCAAGCAGATCAATTTGAATTCCAATTTTACAAAAGTGGAGTTTTTTCAGGAAATTGTGGTAATCCTTCTTCATATCGATTAGATCATGGTGTATTAGCTGTTGGTTATGGAACCGAAGATGGTCAAGATTATTGGATTGTCAAAAATTCTTGGGGAGCTGAATGGGGTGACAATGGATATATTCGATTAGCACGAAATGTAGAAGAAGAACAAGGAAAATGTGGAATTGCTATGCAACCATCATACCCTGTTAGTGAATAAACAAAAACAAATTAATTTTTATATATTATTTATTTTATAATTTTATTTAATTATAATTTTATAAAATAAAATAAGAAATTCATTCATCTTACTGAAATATCTAAAGTTATTTCATTATCAGTTAATATATTATAGTTGCATAATGGACATATTGGTTTATTAACTAGCCATTTTTCAATACATTTTGTATGATAATTATGATTACATATTAATTTACCAACATTATTATCATAATCATAATCATCTAAACATATTACACACTCCTCTGAACCAATAATTTCTTGCGGATTTGCTAGAATTATATGTTCTTTAATTTGAGCCAAAATTACTTCTCTATTTTCAGGTAAATTAATATTTATTACATTTGGTTCTCGAATAAAATCCCTTATCCTATATGGTCTATCATATATTCTAATTCTATTAGGTAAAATTATTAGTGCTGAAATAGATAGCATTAAAATAATGATTGTTAATATATCGTCTGCCTGATGAACTATACACCATATTAGCATAATTATCAGTGTTAAAATAACAGAATATCTGATTGTTCTTGTACAGCATTCTCCACAATAATCCATTCGAATTTAATATTTAATTATAATTAATATCATATTATTATATTCAATTTTATTCAATTTTATTCACCAATCTAAATCATTACTAGAACAACTACCAGAATTACAATCTTGATCTTCATTTTCTGTTTTTACAATGGCTTGCTTTACTAATTCTGAAAAACCTCTGTCTTTATATTTTTCATATAATCCGATAACACCTCCATTTTGATATATGACCTCTTCGATAGAGGTCATGCTGAATGAAAAATGTCTATTATCAATTATAACTTTTTTATCTTGAACATTAACTTGAATTTGTGTCATTTCAGTTAAATTATTATAAAAATCATCGTCTTTAATAATAATTCCCAACATATTTAATGTCAATAAATTTCTATAAAATATAAAACTAAATGATTTAGCTATTATACATTTAATTCCAGCAATTTTAAGACAAGAAACGGCCTCCTCTCTAGAACTTCCACAGCCGAAACCGTCACCTGCTACTATGATATCGTGACCTAATTTAAGTTTATCCAAAAATTCTGGACGATAATAATTAAATGATTTATTTGCTAATTCTTGACCTCTTAAAACTATAAACGGAGCTGGTATTATTATATCAGTATCGATATCATCTCCAAATATTTGAGGTAACCCTCTAATAATTTCTTGTTCAATATTATCAATATCAATATTTTCTTTTTCATCTTCATCTTCATCATCCATATTAATTATTGGATTTGGTTCAGATATCTTGACGGAATATAAATGTTTAGGCTGAATTAAATCATGATATAATATTTGATCTATATTATGAATAAAATTTGTTGGATCAATTATTTCCATAGTAAAACTACTGGCAGCTACTGTACAAGCAGACGCTAAATTTCCAATACCTCCCTTGCCCATACGATTACGAAAATTTCTATTTTGACTCGACAACCAAATTTCACCGGGTGCTGCTTTTTGGTGAGAAATACCCAAACATAGTGAACAACCTGGAGAATCGATTCTAAAGCCAGATTTTCTGTAGATATCTAGAATTCCAATTCGTTCTAAATGTTTAGTCATAATTACTGAGCCAGGCGTTAAAATACGATGATATGGTTTATCTCTTCGTTTTTTTGGTATAAGAGCATATTTACGTAACATTACATCTAGTAATAATCCAGCTAAAATAATTTCGTTTTCGGTAGTCGTACAACTACCGATAAAAACACCATCTAAATGTTTAATTGTATCGCACACAATTGTACCATTATCGATAATCGGTTCATATAATTTTGGATCAGAAATTAAATAACAGTCATCTGGATTGGGATATTTTGCAACCAAAGGTTGAACTTTTCGTAAATCTACTTCATATTTACCAGCATATTGAGCATTTTCATCAGCTCTAAAATATAATGGAATTTCATCTGATTTGCTTTTTCTTTTTTTTATAAATGCTTGTGTTACTTCATCCGCTTCAAATGTTGCCGAAATTGATCCAAATTCTGTTGCCATATTGCAGATAGCAAAACGACTATCAACCGATAAACATTTGATATTTCCTGAGAATTCAATAGCTTTTTGTAAACCGATAGTATTCCTTCCAAATTTCTTTAAAATATGAAGAATTATATCTTTTCCTAGAATACCAAAACCGGATTCTCCAATAAATCTGATTTGAATTACTTCTGGAACTTGAAGCCATGTTTTACCCGTTATTAATGGCATAACAACGTCTGAAGCTCCCATACCGACCGCAAATGCCCCAATACAGCCGTGACTGCAGGTATGTGAATCGGCACCGATTATGATAGTTCCGGGTGTTGCCAGTTGTCTATAGAATTCAGTATGAACGATACTTTGGTTCGGTTTCCAAAAGTCTTTAATATTAAATTCGTCTGCAAAATCTTCACATACTTTAATTCGATGTCGTACTTTTTTCTCGTGATAATTACGGGGGTCGATGCTATGTTCGATTGCAAGAACAAATCTATCATCTCTCCATAATTTAGTTACACCTAAATGTCGTATAGTTTGTTCGATACCCACCTGTGTTATTTCCGACGCTAAAGTTCTAGCTACGTTTATAACAACAATATCTCCACATTTGACTGATTTTTTTTTTAAGCCTATAGCGTTATGGCAAATAATTTTTTCGATCAAATTCATTATTATTATTATATTATTATATTATAATTTGTTTATATATATTTATCTATCTATCTCAAT